CTAATAGGAGCTTGAAATGGCTTATCCTACTGTAAGCGGGCCATATGGCCTTATTCCGGTAAAGCTGTTGAGCGGCACTCCATTTGTTGGTGGTGTATATCGTTCGATGAAGATTGCTAGTGGTTACAACACTTCTATCTTCTTCGGTGATGCCGTAAAACTTGTTACCGGTGGTACTGTTGAGCGTGATGCGTTCGACGCCGCAATGACACCTGTCGGTGTTTTCATGGGCTGCAAGTATACAGACCCTAACTTGGGTTATGAACTGTACAGCCAGTACTTCCCAGCAAACACTGCAGCAGACGACATCGTCGCATATGTTGCAGACGCAACTGACCTGTTGTTCAAAGCAGCCGTCGTGTCTTCTGGCACAACTATCGGCGACCTTGCACTAACAGACATTGGCGCAAACGTTGCTGGCGTAGACAACTCTGGTGATACTGCTTCGGGTAACTCCCGCGGTGCGATCTCCGATACGTCTGCGACTACGAATACTCTGCCTTTCCGCATTGTTGGTTTGGTTGAGGAAACTAAAAACAGCTCGGGTGGTTATACCGAAGCCTACGTTAAATGGAACGCAGGCCACCAGTATGACAACACGACTGGCGTATAAGGAGGGATAGACTATGGCTATTTCACGCGCCCAGTTACTTAAAGAACTCCTACCCGGACTGAATGCTCTGTTCGGTATGGAGTACGCAAAATACGGCGAAGAGCACGCTGAAATCTACGAGACTGAGTCTTCCGAACGTTCATTCGAAGAGGAAACTAAGTTGAGCGGGTTCTCCGCGGCTCCCGTTAAAGGCGAAGGTGCTGCTATTGAGTATGACAATGCTCAAGAAGCATGGACTGCTCGCTATACACACGAAACCATCGCGATGGGCTTCTCAATCACTGAAGAAGCAATCGAGGATAACCTGTACGACTCTTTGTCTGCACGTTATACTAAAGCGTTGGCTCGTGCAATGGCGTACACCAAACAGGTTAAAGCCGCAGCGATCCTTAACAACGCGTTTGCAGCTGGCACCACATACGGTGACGGTAAATCGCTTTGTGCAACGGATCACCCACTGGTCTCTGGCGGTACTAACTCGAACCGCCCAACAGTCGCAGCTGACCTTAACGAAACTTCTCTTGAAGCAGCAGTTATTGGTATCAGCCAGTGGACAGACGAACGTGGTCTGCTAATCGCAGCCAAGCCTCGCAAGTTGGTTATCCCACCTGCGTTGCAGTTCGTTGCAACTCGCTTGTTGGACACTGAAGGTCGTGTTGGCACAGCTGACAACGACATCAACGCACTGCGTAACAACGGGTCAATCCCTGAAGGTTACACAGTGAACCACTATCTGACAGACACCAATGCTTGGTTCTTGATGACAGATGTTCCAAACGGTCTGAAGCACTTTGTCCGTACACCGATGTCTACATCTATGGATGCTGACTTCGACACAGGCAACAGCCGCTACAAAGCACGTGAGCGTTATTCGTTCGGTGTATCTGATCCGCTAGGCATCTACGGTTCACCTGGTGCGTAAGCACTGTGTGTCACACACTGAGAGGGGGAGCTTCGGTTCCCCCTTTCTTTTTCTACTGTTTCGTAGTATAAGAACTTAATCCCTGACAGCTCCATGGTGGAGCTGACACTAGCCACGACAGGAGATTCACATGGCTAACACGACTTTTCAAGGTCCAGTCCGTTCGGAGAACGGCTTCAAAGCAATCACAAAAACTGCTAACACAGGTGCCGTGACTGAAGATATTTCTATCTCTCACGACGGTACAAACAGTGTTGTTATCTTCACTGACCTACCAACATCTGATCCAACTGTTGCGGGCCAACTCTGGAACAACTCGGGTGTTCTGACTGTCTCCGCAGGATAAGGAGATAGCTCATGTCTAATTCAGACGTCCGCGCTAAACGAATTACAGCCGCAGCCTCTCTCGCAGTAGGCCCAGCGCGTGTTCGTCAGGTGCAAGTCTTGACAGGTGCAGGTGCAGGCCGCTTAACCATTACTGATGGTGACGGTGGCCCTACTGTCTTGGACCTAGACTTCCTTGCTTCTGATTCGCACTCGGTAAACATCCCCGATTGGGGCATTCGTTGTCAGTCTGATGTATTCATCACCACGATGACTAACATTACTGCAATGACTGTGTTCTATAGCTAGGGGATGGTATGCGCACGTACTATAAAAAAGGCGGTGGAGTAAAATCACCTGCTTGGCAGCGTAAAGAAGGCAAGAACCCAAAGGGTGGCCTGAACGCTAAGGGACGTGCGGCTGCTAAAAAGCAGGGTATGAACCTAAAACCACCTGCGCCGAATCCGAAAACTAAGAAGGACGCATCGCGTCGTAAATCTTTCTGTGCCCGCATGTCGGGCATGAAGAAAAAACTCACCAGCGCAAAGACTAAGAATGATCCGAACAGCCGGATCAACAAAAGCCTGCGCGCTTGGAACTGTTAACATGGCTATTTCTCGTAGCCAGATGAGGACTCAACTAACGGGGGACCGTATGCCAGCTAAGTCAGAGAAACAACGCCGTTACATGGCTATGGCATATAATGATCCTGATATGGGTGTACCTAAAGAGGTTGCGAAAAAGTTCATGAAAAAACCAGCACAAGGCTACAAAAAAGGCGGCAAGATGCCAGACCTAACTGGGGATGGCAAAGTAACTCAAGCTGACGTTCTGAAAGGGCGTGGCGTTTTCAAAAAAGGTGGCAAGGTCGGCTATCACAAGATGCCTGATGGCACGATGATGAAAGACTCTGAACACAAAATGAAGAAAGGTGGAAAAGTGAAAAAGTATATGTCAGGAGGCCGTGCCGAGGCCACGAAAAAGCGTGACGAAGAAATGATGCGCAAAGGTCCATCACGTCGTCCACGTCTAGGCCCAAACCGCGAAATGGAGCGTTTGGAAGGTGAAGCAGGAATGGCGCGTCAGCAAGACAACATGCGTAATAAGCGTATGGAGCGTGAAGCGGCTGGCACTGCTTACAAAAAAGGCGGCAAAGTACGTGGCTGTGGTATGGCCCGTGGTGGCGCGGTTCGTCCATGTAAAATGGTGAAGATGAAGGGTTCGTAATGCGTCGTTATTACCGCAAAGATAACTGTGGTTGTTCGCATTCCTACAAAGAAGGTGGGTCGGTGAAGGACGCTTGTTACAGCAAAGTTAAGTCTCGCTACAAGGTCTTCCCGTCCGCCTATGCCTCTGGGGCTATCGCTAAATGCCGTAAGGTTGGCGCAAAGAACTGGGGCAACAAGAGTAAAAAGTAATGGCAGTTCGTAAGACAGCAAAAGGTGCAGCACTAAAGAGATGGTTCAAAGAGGACTGGAAAGATGTGCGTACTGGCAAGGCTTGCGGACGTAAAGAAGGAGAAAAGCGTGGTACACCATATTGTCGTCCAACGAAGAAGGTGTCCAGCAAAACTCCAAAAACAAGCGGTGAGATGACAGCGTCTGAAAAGCGCAAGAAGATCGCTGAAAAGAAACGGCTAGGACAACCAGCGGGTAAGCCGCGTAGAGTGTCTGCAGCCAAGAAAAAGGGGAAGAAATAATGGAAATCTTCCAAAATGGCAGGTTCTCTACGGGTGAACCAGTGTATCAGATCGGCACAAAGAACGCTGACGGTACATACGAAGTAAAAGTTTTTGACCTGATGAACAAAGCACAGGCAGAAGCGAAGCTGAAATCTATGGGTGTTAAGACTGAAGCACCTAAGCCTGCGGCCAAAAAAGCTGCGCCTAAGTACGACGGTATGTCTAAGGTGGAGCTGGAAGCGATGATGCGAGAAGAGGGGGTCGAGCTAGACCGCCGTAAGTCAAAAGCAAAACTTCTTGCAGAAGTAAAAGCTCACTTCAAAGGTAAGTAATCATGACGACATCAGGCACCACAGCGTTTAACATGGACTTCACGGAAATCGCCGAGGAAGCATGGGAGCGTGCGGGCCGTGAGATGCGTTCTGGATACGACCTACGCACCGCTCGTCGGTCTATGAACTTGATGACAATCGAGTGGCAAAACCGTGGTATCAACCTCTGGACTATCGACGAGGGGTCCGTCAGTTTGGCGCAAGGGGTCGCACAATACGACCTCCCCGCCGATACCATTGACCTGCTAGAACAAGTTATCAGGACTGGTAGTGGGTCACAGCAGCAAGACTTGACGATCTCGCGCATCAGCGTGAGTACATATGCGTCTATTCCGAATAAAACAAATACTGGGCGTCCTATCCAGTTGTGGATCGAACGGTTGCGTGACAATCCACGTATCAATGTGTGGCCTGTCCCTGAAAGCAACGACTATACGCTACGGTATTGGCGGCTACGCCGCATCGAAGACGCTGGCTCTGGGGTCCAAACAGCGGATATGAATTTCCGCTTTCTCCCGTGTCTGGTCGCGGGGCTGGCGTACCATATCGCTATGAAAGTCCCTGAACTTGGCGAGCGTGTTGGTATGCTGAAGGCTGTATACGACGAACAGTTCGACATGGCTGCAGGTGAAGATCGCGAGAAAACTCCAGCGCGGTTCGTGCCGCGAGTTGGGAGGTACTGATGTCTCGGCGGTTTGCATCGGCACAGAAGGCATTAGGAATCTGCGATGTTTGCGGGTTCCAGTATCCTTTGCGCCGTCTACGCAGCCTAATCGTCAAGAATCGAGATACTAACGTCAAGGCTTGCCCAGAGTGTTGGGAACCAGATCATCCGCAGTTGCGCCTTGGTGAGTTTCCTGTGGATGACCCGCAAGCGATCCGTGATCCTCGTCCTGATAGCGCAGAATATGCACAGAGCCGAGCGCAGATCATCCCAGTGCGTCCTGTGGTAGCAACTGGATTTATTGGGCAAGTTACTGTAACAACTTCGTAGGAGTGACAAACTATGTCAAACTGTGGAACAAGAAAAATGAAAAAGGGCGGCAAGGTTGCCAACCAGACCAAGAAAATGAAGAAACCAGCCAAGAAAGCTGGTGGTGTTAAGGTGCGCGGCACAGGTGCAGCGACCAAAGGTTTGTATGCACGGGGGCCAATGGCGTAAGATATGAACTATACCGAGCTGAAAACCAACATTGAAGACATCTGTGAAAACTCTTTCACAGAGGATCAGCTCGCTATGTTCACACAGCAAGCTGAACAGAAAATCTACAACACGGTGCAGATACCTGCACTGCGTAGAAATGTTACAGGTAACGTAAGTGCTGACAATAAATACCTATCGACACCCAGTGACTTCTTATACAGCTATAGTCTTGCAGTCATTGATGGATCAGGGAACTACACGTATCTTTTGAACAAAGACGTTAACTTCATCCGTGAAGCCTATCCTGGACCGTCGGCCACTGGCTTACCGAAACATTATGCGTACTTTGACGATAATTCGTTCTTACTTGGTCCTACGCCAGATGCGGCGTACGAGATGGAGCTTCACTACGGCTATTACCCTGAGTCCATCGTAACGGCGGGCACAACATGGCTTGGAGATGAATTTGATTCTGCGCTACTTAACGGTGCGTTGGTTGAAGCGATTCGATTTATGAAAGGTGAACAAGATATGGTAGATATGTACAATAAAATGTACGTTCTATCTCTTGGGCTACTTAAAAACCTTGGGGACGGTAAACTTC